GCTTTCGGGTGCAATTTTACGCTTCACACTACTTTTTTTGTATGTTTTCTTAAAAGTTTTTACGTTCATTTTCAATCAGTTATAAATTATTTTCAAAAAAAGTGTATTTTTTTCTTGCTATCTCAAAAGTTTAGCATATATTTGTCAAACAATTAACAACAACACCAAAGATAAACAAAATGAAAGCACAAGATTTAAAAATAGGTTCAACAATTCAAATCGAAATCTACACAACAAACGAAACAGGTGAAATGGTAGCAAAAAATGTTATTGTTCCTATTACACGTTGTTCTGAAACTTATGTGTGGTTTAAGCATACAGGTTTGCAAAGAGTTGGAAGAACAACAATTGAAAAAAATCCTACTGTATATAAAATAGTTTCTTTATAAATTAACCAAATAATCAAATGAAAAAAACACTACTCTACATCGCGCTTCTTTTCGCAGGAATGTTAATCGCAGGAACGATTGACGAACAAACAAGACAATTAGAACAAACCCCAAACCACACAACAAAATGAAAGTAGAATTAATTCAAAAAACCACGCTGACCGATATGTACTACAAGATCGTAGTCAACGGAGAGTTTCATATGTCTTACAACGACTACGACGAAGCGGTACGCGCTTACGACCGCATCAAGACAGCCATACCACGCGAAGAAATCATCTTATCAAAAGAAATCTAAAACCAACAAATCAAATGAACAATGAAAATTACTACAAAACACCTTTTCTTTTCTTCGAAGATATCGTTCTTCTTACAGAAGCTATTATCATCACCCAAAATTATTATGGTGATAAAAGAAGTGGAGCATTGGATTGGGATACCTCTTGTCAAAAGAGAATTGACCAACTTGAACGAGTGCTCCACAAAATACATTCAACGCATTACAAAGAACTACCAGAGCCACCAAAAGAAATCTAACTTTGTTTGTGTTTATTCGTCAGCGAACGCTTACAACCTAACGCACAACGAGATAGCAGCCAACATCGAGAAATGTCAAAAACTTTCAGAAGCGCGTTGGAACGACCAACTTATTGAATATATTTGTAACCACTAAAAATCAAAATCAAAATGTACAATCCTAAAATCACTTATCACTTTTCAATGGACGACGTTAAGCGTCTGAATGAAGAAATCAAATTAATTGCAAGAAACTTCGAACAGGAGAACGGTTGGTTTCACGAGAACGAAGGTCGCCAGTTCACCGACGAAAAAGGAAACATCTTCGACTTCGATGTTCTTGGTCGCTTCTTTCGCAAAGACGAACCATTATTCGACATTCACTATGTCCGTTTGAAGAAAGACGGAATCACTTTCGAGTTCGACTATCGTATCTTCCAAGACCATATCTAAAATGGGTTACTACAAGCGAATAAGCGAGGAAGAGCAGATGTCAGCCAACGAATGGTTCTGGCAGAACGAAGAAGCGAAACTCGCAAACAAATTAGAAATTTATATAAATCAACAACAAATAAACAACAACACAATGAGCATCATCGCCCAAAACAACAACAACAACAGCGGAGGACAGACAGTTCCCGCAGGTACACACGTCGCACGTTGCTACCAAATCATTCACATCGGAACGATTGTCGACACTTATCAAGGTGAAGAGAAATTGGTAAACAAAGTTCGCTTAGTCTTCGAACTGCCATTGGAAACAGCTGACTTCGGTAAAGGTGAACAACCCTTTTCTATCGGACGCGACTTTACTCTTTCAATGCACGAAAAGAGTGGCTTACGCGCTTTCGTTCAATCGTGGCTTGGAAAGGCAATGAGCGACGCAGAAGCGAACAAATTCGACATCGGTACTTTGTTAGGTAAGGAAGCAATGGTTAGCGTAATGCACCGCACAGCGAACACAGGGCGCACCTACGCAGACTTAAAAGGAGCGTCACCACTTGCGAAAGGTATGACTTGCCCACCACAAGTTAACGCAGCGTTTCTTTTGGACTACGACAGCGAAGATTTTGACATTCGATTCAAGATGTTACCAGAATGGCTTCAAAACAAAGTTAGTTCGTCTGCTGAATTCAGTCAACGATTGGAGCGTTCTGCGGATCAAATGAACAAGGCGAAGGCAATGTTGGAGCAAAGCGGTTTAGTTAAAGAATCAAAGTGGAATGAACCAATAAAAATGGACGACGAAGACGAGTTGCCATTCTAAATTATAATGTGTCTTATAAGGGGCGAAAGATTGAATTCCCGTCCCTTATAAAGCCACAATGACTTAATGAATCAAAAACCATACAATGAAAAAATTAGTATCACTTGAAAAGCGCGTTGAGAATCTACTCAAAAAATACAAGACGCTTCGCAATAATAACAAAGCTTTATGTGTAAAAGTTTGGGAACAACAGTTCGAAGAAAGAAAAGACATCACAAGTAATTTCTTTGCGATGTACGAAAGCGGAAAGTACGTTAGTGCTGACAACATCACACGCATAGCGCGATTGATTAAGGAACGCAATCCAGAGTTACGCGGAACGAACCACGAAGAAAACAAGAAGAAAGCGCAACTAATCAAACCACTATTGAAGAAATGAATAAGCAAATCTATAAAACACCTTTTGGGCGACTTGTCAAAAGTCAATTTAAGACGATGAACAACTTTAAGAACGTTCTTCGAATCAGCGACCCAACGGCACGACTTTACGTCGCACATCCAGAGCGAATGCGAATCAAAGACTTTAACAACATTTGCCTTCACACAGGACTTTCACGCGAAGAAGTATTCAGCACATTTACACCAACAATCTTAATAAACGAAGAAAATGACTAACGAACAAATTAGACAAGAGGTTGCAGAAATGATTCCCTTGCGACATATGGAAAGATTCGAATTGCTTTGGACGATGATAATTCCAAAATACGAAAGGTTAACTGCGGATCAAATTAAACAACAACAGGAAATGGAGAACGAAAGAGATATGTTCTGGAGCGCATTGGAAGATGTAACGTGTTCAGTTCTTGGTGTTCCCTCACAGGCTTTATATTCACCGACAAGAAAGCGCGAGATAGTAACCGCAAGACAAATCATTTTCTTTTTGGTTCGTCCTTGCTATTTACTTTCGCTTAAGAACGTTGGTGACAGATACAAGAAAGACCACGCGACAATCCTGCACGGTATCAACCAAGCAAGTGCGCAGGTTGAGTGGGACAGACAATATCGTTCGAACGTTGAACGCATTTGTTATCTATTAAGTGAGATAGGCTATGCTAAACCTATGATATTTTTTAGTAAGTTTGTCGAGCATATCGAATACAAGAAAGAATTAGCACTTAAAAAGAAATCTAAAATCAAATAAACCTTAAAATCAAAAATGTATGAGCGACTATTGCCGTTATTGCGATTCAGACCAAATTGAAGAACGCATTGAAGAAATCAAAAGAACAAATAGAAAATATCGAGACTGGGACGATTCAGACGTGCAAGAACTATTCGAAGACGAAATCGGTCTTTGTTACGAATGCACTCGCGAAGAAGATGCAGACGATTACAAAGGAGAGGGTTGGGACTAATGATACCATTTCACAAATCAATCAAATGTTACCGTCTGTTCTACGGATACAAACAGGAATACCTCGCGTATAAATTAGGAATCGAACAATCGAATTACTGCCTACGCGAAAACGGAATAACCAATTTCAAAGACCACGAAATTGAGATACTAAAAGACTTATTCAAAATCGAAATTAGAGAGGAGAAAATATGATGCTTATACTACAACTAAAAAAGAGAATAGAGATTCTCGAAGCGCAAATAAAGGAACAAGACCAAAAGATAAACGACTTGTTAATTCGCTTATCAGTTCCACAAGCTAACCTTCCAGTCACGACGAAAGAAAAAAAGACTGCGTTCGTCAAACCAACGGTTGTCGAAATCTACGAATACGCTTGTGAAAAGTTAAGCAATGACGACGCGTTAAAATTCACAGAGAAATTCCACGCACACTACGAGGCGAATGGTTGGAAGGTTGGAAGGAATCCAATGAAAGACTGGAAGGCGGCCGTTCGTAAGTGGGATTTAAGTACATTCGCAACAACAAACCAAAACACAAAAATCAAAAATGGAAAATTCGATTCAGACGCTGCGCAACGCATCTACAACGACGCTCAGCATTACACAAAGGGTTGATCGTGCGGAATGAGAAAGCGCATTTGTAGCCGATTACGACTTACCAACGTTCGTTAAGTTATGTTCGAAGGTGTGTGCTATGTACGGAATAGCGTTACCCGAAGCGCAACTACTCCAGATGCTGCACGAATTTATAGTAAAACACTTCCGTTGGGTTACATTCGAACACTTTAACCTTGCGTTCGAACTAAACGCAGCGAATGAATTGAGTAAAAAGTGTGAGCATTTTGGAGCGTTGAGCGTTTCATTTATTGGCGACGTGCTTACTCACTACAAACCACACAGAGACAAGGCGAATATACAAATTCAGCGTGAAATAGCTCAATCAATTGAGGAAAAATCACAATTAATAAAGGAGAATGAAATGGCGGTAAACGATGATAGCTGGAGACGAATGTTGGACGAAGACGTGCAGAGCTTCAAACAAGGCAAAATGACGACGTTAGAATTGCGAGGTGTGTCAATGATGCGATGGCTCGAAGAAAGTAAGCGTATAACCGCTGAAACGTTTACAGACGACGAATACCAGTTGTGCAAAGCAAAGGCACGAAAGACAGTCTTTAACGAACAACAACTTTCGAAAGGAATGGTTGAAAGAATGAGTGACCGAAAAAGACAATTGCTCAAAGAATCAATTCAGTTTGAAGGGCTGCGTGAGTTGTATAAACTTTATTTGTCGAAGCAATGAACCAATTTATATTTAACGAACAAGGTGTTTGTGAGAACCCTATTTTATACACTTACAAATGTATAAAGGGTTATGAAGCGCAGGTTAATGTAGCCATTGTTCAAAAAGGAAATTGGAGTTATTCAATTAGTTTCAAAGGACAGGATCAAGGTTGGTCGCAGCCTTTGATTTACCACGCTGAATACTGCGTATACAAAACGAAAGACGAAGCGTTCAACGCTGGTCTTGAATTGCTATTGCACCAAGTAAAGCAAAACAATGACGCGAAGAAATACGACCGCATTGTTCAAATACTTCAAGACGAACTTTGTCCTGTGGTTGAAAATCAACTAACACTATTTTAATGAATCCATATAAACCCGAATACCTGCCGCGTCAAATTGAAGCACTTAACTATTTAGCAACCGATTCGCAAGTTGAACAGTTACTTTATGGTGGCGCGGCAGGGGGTGGGAAGACGAAGTTCGGTTGTATGTGGCAGATACAACGTCGTTTGAAGTACGCTGGAACACGTTCTTTAATTGGACGTAGCAAATTAGACACGCTGAAAAAGACAACGTTAAACACGTTTTTTGAAACTGCGCGTGAGTTTGGTTTGGTTGCAGATAAACACTACACCTACAACGGACAAACGAACGTGATTAAGTTCTTCAATGGAAGTGAAATAGTATTGAAAGACCTGTTCGCTTATCCTTCAAATCCGAACTTCGATTCACTTGGATCGTTGGAAATTACCGATTATTTTATAGACGAGGTTGCAGAGGTAACAGAAAAAGCCGTGAACATCGTTCACTCTCGTTGTCGCTATAAGTTGAACGAGTTCGGTCTTATTCCCAAAGGCTTCTTGTCGTGCAATCCGTCGAAGGGTTGGTTGTACAACGAGTTCTATATGAAGAACAACCGCAACGAACTACCTTCACACCGTGCTTTCGTTCAAGCGTTACCACAAGATAACCCATTCCTTCCTGTTGCTTATATCGAATCATTGCGAAGACTTCCAGAGTACGACCGCAAACGTCTTTTAGAAGGGAACTGGGAGTTCGACGACGACAGCGACAAGTTGTTCAACACGGAGAACTTACTTCGAATGTTCCGCAACGAAGTAATCAACGAAGGAAAGAAGTATATCACAGCCGACATTGCGCGTTTTGGTAAGGATAGAACGATTATTATTGTTTGGGAAGGACTTACTATTATTGATATAATTGAACTCAATCGTGCAGCGTTAGACGAAGTCGTGAACAAGATTCGTTTAACCTGTCAACAACATTCAATTTTACTTCAAGACGTAGTGTGTGACGAGGACGGTGTTGGTGGTGGTGTGGTTGACTTCTTAAAATGTCGAGGGTTCGTCAACGGATCTAAACCAAAACACCCACAATACCAAAATCTGAAAAGCGAATGTTACTACAAATTGGCTCAATATGTTGAAGAAAACAAGGTTACTATCTTATCGAGTACACGCAAAGAACAAATCGTTCGTGAGCTGGAAATGATTAAACGACACCGCGCAGACGTGGACGGAAAACTTATGGTCACACCGAAGGACGTAATCAAGAACCGCGAAGGAATTAGTCCCGACGTTGCCGACGCTATAATGATGCGAATGTATTTCGAACTCAATCCAAGTTATGGACAATACGTTGTCGGATAAAATAATTTAGCATACATTTACGAAATGAAAAATACACCACTATACGAGTCGTTAAAAATGACTTACGAACGCGAACGCGAAATTGTTAATTCTCTTGCGAACTACTTCCAACAGGGAAAGATTCTCGGAGACATCCTTCTGGAGCTTTCACAACGAAAAGATTTGAACGCAAAAGAGAAAATATACTTAGCGTTAATGATTGGTTCAATGATGAGTAAGCCAGATGCAGAAAAGTAATTTACTAACGCAGGTTATCGCTGAATTAGAAGCGCGTGAAGCGAAGGGAATTGACACCTACGGAACAACACTTGACCGCACCGATTTAACACGCTCAGAATGGTTACAACACGCTTACGAAGAAGCGTTAGACCTTGCACTTTATTTGAAGAAACTTAAAATTGAAGAAGATGCCAGAAAGCAAAACTAAAAAAGGAATATGTGTGTACTTGCACAAAGACCTATGGAACGAGATAGACGAAAAGAGAGGTGAGAATAGTCGCAACACTTTCTTAAGTGAAGCGATTGAGTTTTCTTTGAAGTTCTACGTTCCCGAATCTAAAGTAAAACACTCAGAACAAAAGTAGAAAGAGCAGCGACAGACGAAGTAAAGATTAAAGCGTGGTTTCTGCGCTTTTTTTGTTTGTCTAACTTTTTCTTTTCAGCAGTTAGAGTGTTTATTTCTTCGGCTAATACATCGGTCTTCTGTTCATAAGCAACAACGACTTCTTGTAAGTTGTCAATCTTTTCCCCTTCGATGTTCAATTGTTCTTTGAGGTTGTTAATTACAAGCGAATCTGAAGCAATAACGCTATCGCAAGAGTTTACCAAACGTAGAACATCAACGCGAACAATAGTATCTCGAATAACAATAGTAGAACGAGTTCTTTGATAGGTGGTTTTGGCTGTAAGTTGAGCATCTTCATAAGTGCGGAGTTGTTTATAAAGTTCTATTTGTTCTTGAAGTAAACGATCGTATTCGCCAGCGTTGTAATTTATAATGCTATCTTGTTTCTGAATTTCAGTTGTTGCGTTTTTTGCAACAGTTCGTCCCCACCAATTCCAACAAATAACCGTCCAAATAATTGACGTTCCCAAAACAAGCAAGACTGCAAATAATAAATTCTTTCTCATAAGATTTTCCCTTCGTGTATGCGGTAATTGTGAACGCTGAATGAACCATTCGCGCCTTTGTCGACTATTGCAAATCCGTGGTTGTACTTCGAATAAGGGTTGTAGTCGGGAGATAATTCAGATAAGCAACCAACACCCCAACAAGTGATAAATTTTCCGTTAGCATCCCTCTCATTGTGTTCAGCTGTCTGGTGGTGGTGTCCACACAATGCGCTCACCTTTGTCTTCATAAACAACCCACGCGCCACATTAACCGACGGAAGAAATTGTTTCCCGAATTCATGCCCGTGAAAGATAGACAACTTACCAATGTTTAACTTACTCTTTCCGTCAATCCATTTAACATCGTGTTTGTCGCAATGCGTCAATGTCGGAAAGTCGAACGCGTCAATGTCGAATAATTCGGGCGCTTTAATGCGCATATAACGCCAGTAACGTTCTTCGTGATTGCCTTCTTTGTAGTAGATATTTGCGTTCGGGAACGTGTGTCTTAATGAAGCAAGGAATTGACGAATAGAATACAACTCGTCTTTGAATTTGCGCTTGCGTGGATCTTTGACAAAGTCGGAAATCATATGACAATCTAACGCATCACCATTCAAGATGATTGCGTCACACCCTTGTTTTAACCCTTCAGAAATAGCGCACTCTAACGCTTCGTTATCTTGGTAAGGCAAATGGACATCTGAAAGAATCAAAAACTTGTTACCCTTCAGTTCAACGTGACGACGTTTCTTTGAGTAAGACTTTGGAAGTGCGTAAGGGTTGGAAGGTCGTATTTTTGTATCAATCAATTCTTTTTGTGTGTTAGATGTTCTGCTTCGCTTTCCAATCTTACCGCGAACGGTGCGAATGTAATTACGCGCGTGCTCCATTGAATCGAATGCTTCTGGATATTCAGTAAATAACTTTGAAGCCAATGAATGCGAAGGAGCATCGGGAAATTTACTGCAAATCTCCGCTGTTATTTTCCTCGCTTCTGTCTGTGGTCGTGCCATTTGATTTTTGTTTTGTGAACTTTTCGATTACCGTACCACCGAACAAACTACCTGCGAGAATTGCTAATGTATCGAACATTTCAATAGGGCAATTGTAGATAGTGAATGTAGCAATGTAAGTAAAAGCAATTAAGTTAATTACAACAAATATAGAAATAAAACGCTTACTTGAAACCTTTGTTGAACTCGTCAGCAATTGTTTCAACCAAGACTTCAAATTCTCTTTCATTTCTTTCTTAATTCGTCGTTTAACTTTTCCAAACGTTCAATCAATCTTTGCTTTTCTGCGCGGTCTGCTTGCCAGTATTTAAAAATCATATAACCCATACCAATGCAGATAACACCTAACGCGCCATACTGAATAAGCTCTTTGATATATTCGTTCATAAAAACTTCAATATGAATTGAACAATTAAACCACCAACAACACCAGCAGCGGTTGCAATACCGCCCAAACGAGCGACCTGCAATCGTTGATTCTGAATGTACTTGTCGTGCTTCTGCACCTTACTAACAAGACCTTCAATTTTCATTTCGTCGTCACCAATCAACACGTTATAAATACGGTCAATCTTCTTGTCCATTTCTTGCAATTGTTCGTGTATCAAAGCTATTTCAGTTTCGGTGTTCATTTCTTAAAGTACAATTCAATTTCAGACTCACGACGACGAACAAGACCTTTGAGAATTACTCCGCCTCCTTTGTTCCAAAGACGGAAAGAATCTGCTATTGTTGGATCGTTAGGGTTAGCGTTTACCTTTCTCAGCACAGACGACTTTTTGAAGCCACCAACACCGATATTATAAGCCAAAGAAACACACGCGCTAAATTGGTTTTCGTTGAGCGTTTGAGTTATCAATGCACGAACAGAAACCGCGAATTTATCAATGACGTTTTTCGCCAATTGTTCCGCTCTTGCTTGTGTGATTACGTCGCCTTCATTAACCTTCGTTCCGTCTTCGTAAAACGTATTTCCATAACCAATCGTCCACACGTTTGCAGGACACAAATAAGCCTTTAAACGACAGCCTTCAAACTTCTTGAGTAGCGCGTAACCGTCAGCGTTAACTTTCATTTTTCAGTTTCTTTATTTGTTTCTCTTTCTTTGCTAAATACTTACGAAACTTTTCTTCGTAGATTTTGTGCATCGTTAAATTTTTCTTGCGTCCCCTTGTTGCCATTCGTTTTTATTTTAGTTTATCTCAACCAACCTAAACCGCGTCGTCTGTATTCGTATGGTAGTCTATCACGTCCGTCGCTAATTTCAAAAGCGTTGGAAGGATACACGTTTGTTTGTGACCAAATTTGTTGCGTTGTGTTCGTTGTGTACTCTGGAAAGTCCGACTGATTGAAACACAAATAGTCGACCATTCTTTGCGTGTAAAACATTGCTTGTGAACGCGCTTGGTCGCGGTAGTTTTGCAAGTCGGTTTGTGATATTGGTGTTGTGTCTTCGCTTGTGCGAATAACAAGACTTCCGTTGTCGGTCTTAACGTACAAATGAGGAAGCACTTCGTACATCGTCCACCACATAATCATTCGACGCAAGTAGTTGTCAAGAAGGGTTGCGTATGCTCCTGCGATGTCGTCGTTTACAACATCTTCTTTGATGCGGTTGTAAAGGTCAGTTCCTAAATACAATTGCGCGTACTTGTCTTGCGACAAATAGATTGCAGGATACATAAGCAACGGATCAACCGAGCCGTTAATCCAAGTGTATTTTTTGATATAGTTTTCGTCTATGAGTAGAACTTCGGGTTGTAGTGCCATTGTAGTTTTTATTTATATTTTAATGATGCTCTGTTCGGCATATCGTTCGGTCTTACCGCTTCTTCGCCTTTTGGGAATAGTTCGTTTGCTACTTTTCCTGTTACAACAGTATCGTTTTTCAATCCGTCGTTAGGTAAGAACTTTCCGTCTTTTCTTTTGCGGAAAAATACCTTTCTGAACCACGCGTGGCGACAATAGACACCGCCTTTGTACGTCCATATTGAATAAGTTGAAGAACCACTTGGAGCAAATTGTCCATTCACTCCGTCGCTTCCCATTTCAATAATATCTTCGTATTTAAACAACGCTCCAAGTTTAGAAAGTGCTACCATTTCTTGACAAAAATCGCGTGTTACCATTTCGCCTTCTTTCCAAGTATAATTTCTTGAATAATAATAGCGAACTTTATACAACCCTGTATCCTTTTCTTCGCTCTTTTCGTTAGGTTTTGCGTAACCGCGAACGCTCATAAACTCAGTACGATATTTTTCTTCGTCTTCTGGATTAGTTACTTCTTCGTCAGAAATTAACTGCCATTCTTCTTCGTTGATGTATTCAGCCTTTTCGCGTAAGTGGTTTAGCCAAGCGTCTCCTTGTTCTTTGCTTATATTAACATGAGCATCCTTCTTCTCCGCAACTACTTTTTTTTTTAATTCAGCAGTTTGTACCGTTGGTTCAACAACTACAACTTCTGCGTCAAATGGAGAGTTCATTTCGATGTTTATCTCTCCTAAAATTGGAGTGAAAACACGCTCAATGATTCTTTGATAAGGCTTAATAACTTGATTGTTGAATATCTCCAAACCTACCAACATTTCATCTTTATTGCTTCCGAATCCTGTTGTATCTCTGATTCCGTGAATTAATGGTGACACAACGCGGTGTCCTACCATAATTTGCTTCGCTGTTTCTTCTGATAAAAACTGATATTGCTTGTCTGCGTCAGACAAAGGAAAGTCTTGAATCTGTGGAGCGCGTGCAGGATCTTCATTGAATGTCATCAAGAACTTACCCGCGTTTGCCGCACCGCTTAATCTTGTTTCCCACTCACGACGAATAGCCTCACGTTCTTCTTTCTGTGGAATACCATTTAAGAAGTTAATGATGAATGAAGGAAACAAACCATTCAAGATATTATTAACGTGATAAAGTCCCATTTGATAGGACAATTCAACGTAATTCAATGCACCGAAATAGTCGGGTTTAGGATAGTAAACACTTCCCGCACTCATTCCGTGAGCGTAAATAACTTGTCTTGGTTGTTCTTGTGCAATGGAAGGATTGAACGCAGGAATGAACTCTGGCTTACCACGTTTTGAACGCGTATTCGCCCAGTCTTTTGAATAGAAAATTCCTGTGATGTCGTCTTCTTCTTTGTCGTATGCAAGTCTGCAATTCTCAAAAGGAAGGTGGTTGATTTGTACAACGCGAGTGAAGTCCATTGACCAAATT